ACCCGTATCGGTATATCCTGTTTTCCTTTACCCTAGGTCAATAGCCTAGGGCTTTTCTTTTTAGCCTATTGTTCCGTTGGACCAAATATCGTCAATCCTAGGGCAAACCATGGCCATTGCTGGTCAAGTCTAGGGGAATGTTAGGAATGGAATCAAAGAACCGGATAACCTGGAGTGTACTATAGTGCTAGTACATTCCCTGGGTTGTAAGTTATTAGGTTGAAGGGTGCGATATAAGGGCGAAAGAGTTAGGGTTAAACAATGGGATTTAGTTGGATGGAATGAGGGGATAATAGGGAACTAAACGGTTTAGTTTAGTTGATATGTCAACCTTTTGTCATTTTCTTCCACAATCCCCAATAATCCCAATAAAATTCCTATTCCATTCCCTTGCCACTGTCGATTAGGATTCTAAGGTGATTATGTCGGAATGAACCGACGAACGAAACGAAAGGGATTAACAATGTTTGCTTTCCAATCGAATCAAGGATTTTTCAACGGTATTCGTAGTGATGGTAGGGTTGATTGGGTTGAATCCATTAACCCTACTTCTCGTTATGTTTACCGATCCTACCAAGCAGCTTATGCCATCTTGCAACAATACAATCGAGAAGGTCACTACTGGGCTGATTGGTGTGGTATTGTTAAGATCTAACCCGTAGTACTACCACCTGCCCCTTAGGAGATTCAAATTCTACTAGGGGTTGATGGGGTTGGGTGGTCTAGTGATAATCAACTATTTCCCTATAATCATTAACACTTTCTTAACTTCTACTTCTTAACATCTACCCTTACGTTCCTTAGCTACGCAATAGCTTATAGTGAATACTTAGTGCGTGTTTCTGTTGGTTAGTAAGTCTGATAGCTTCCCAGTAAGGTTTAAGATACGTCAGCTCAGGTATAAATCCTAGCTCTATCCATCTTTTCATATACTTCATACCTTTAGGAATCTTTTGCTTTCTCATACCTACCCCTTAGGTTCATCTACATATACCCAATCAGCATCATCGTAGAATGCTGCAATAGGTTTACCAGTATCGCCTACTAGTCTGAAACCTTTCATGTCATGGGTAGACCAGTGCTTAGCTATACCTGTTACACTTCTACCTGAAGTCATATGCCAGGCTGTAACAATCCTTCCTTCTTCTGGTAGCTTGTAGTACTGTGTACAGAAGTCAGTAGACATTACTTGAACCTCACTTCAGCTCTGTACTGCTCTGGTTCAATGAACTTGATACTTTCCAAGGGAGATGGGATAGGATCTACAACTATAACTATTTCGTTAGTAGCTGGATTCCAGGAACTGGATACTTGAATCTTCTGGTTGTCTAGGTGGTTGTAGATCAATATATTAGGCTTAGGCTTCTCTGTGAATACAGACATGATATCTTGGTTGATGTTCATACCGATTTCCTTTTGAGTCTCATCTGTGAGACGTTACGTTATTATACGCTGACCTACGCCTGTCGGCTACGGTCTTAGGTTTCCTTTAACGTATATTTTTATTTAGACAGCAAGAGCTGCTGCGCATATAGCTGACGCTATACACGCCGCTTTAGCTCTTGTTTGACTAGCTAGTAACCCTGGCATATAGCGACCCAGATGTCGCATACGTTTCTAGTAAAGCCATCACTGCTTCGCAGATGATGAGCTGAAAGGAAAGAGACATCTACGCTGCGCAGATTGGATATGTAATGGAATGTTACTCCACTTTCAAACTCTTGTCAAGTAAGAATAATTATTAAAAATTCTTAATGCCTCTTCTTATTGCTTTCCTCAGCGGAATCAGTAGTATGGAGATAACTCAAGGAGCTACTGATATGCCTTCAACACAAGTTCAGATTCCTGAGTCGCTAGGTCAGCTCTTGGAACCTTTCAGATACTTAGGTCATCTAGGTAAGAATGAGACAGAAGCTGCCAGATATATCCGGTCTGGTAATGTTCAGTATAAGCCTAGGATCATCCTGGACTATGACGCTGAGTTAGCCTTCTACACTACAGACGAGAGTCTGGAGGCTATGTCTGACATAGGAGATTGTCCTGTCTATGGCGTACTCCTGTATGACAAAACGAATAGCTCTGCGAATATGCCGAGTTCAAAGGAATATAAACGTATCTGGAAGTCAGCATTCAAGTTAGCTCTAGCGTACCTACGGACTAAAGGTATTGAAGGGCACTGGGACAGAATAGCTTTACACCCCTTATGGGTGTCATCCTGGAGTAATGTCGAGAGTATCTATTACGACAATCATGATCAACCTAGTAAACTTTTACTGGATAGTACTGAGCAACATGCTTCCATCAGCGGATGTTCAGTAGAGCAGATGGCTTTACATCGTAAGCTTGTAGCTGTATACTCTAAGAATAACTTTCCTTATCTGTTCCCTGACGAACGGATCGCCAAGCATTACGGTGCAGTCGGTATCTATGACCTGACAGTACCAGACCTTAGAGACCTGATTGGTAAGATTGAAGAAGGGAGAATGTTTCTGTAATGGCTAACGAATGTTACATCTGCGGAAGTAAATATTCCAGCTCCATGCGGTTACCAGTCGAATGGACCATGACTCTGGTAGCTAGAGAGGTAGTAGACTCTGAGTATTCTCCCGACAAAATGTCGTGTTGTTTGTCGTGTAACAATCGAATGATCTTTGCATTGGAGAGGTTAAGGAATCAGTTCCAGCCTCATGCTGTTCACCTTAGCGAACTACAGATGCAGGAGCATGAGAAGGAGTTAGGACCTATTGTTCCTAATCTTCCAGTCAATGACTCTGAGGATATTATCAGTGGATGATGAAGATCCAGGCTTTGAGAAACAAAGAGGACATATGCTTACATTTGAAAAGTTAAACGCCGGTGCCACATCCTTTTGGTGGAACGTCTTTGACATTGATTATTTGAAATGGAATTTAGTGTGGAGGGTTACACGCAGTAACCGAGCTGTCGCTGGAAAGTTTGCCTCACGTATTCGTAAAGGTTATTTGACGGTAACTTTTAATAAAAAAGAATACCCAATACACCGCATAATTTACCAGATGCTTGTAGGAGAAATCCCTAACGGAATGATGGTGGACCATATAGATGGGGACAGATCTAACAATGCTCCCAGTAATCTACGATTAGCTACATCAGGGGAGAACGTACGTAATTCCAGACGCAGGCGTGATAACCAGACAGGCATCAAAGGACTTAGCATTTTTTGCGATAAACGATGGCCTGACCGTAAATACTGGAAGGCTAATGTGCAGAAAGACGGTGTGGAGTACCCCCAACTGTTCCCTTACGACGACTTAGGTAAGGAGTCTGCGCTAACTTATTTAGCGAGTACCCGCCGCAGACTGCACAAGGAGTTTGCAAATGACGGATGATGACGATCCTGGGTTTAGCATCTCCAATCCAAATCGCCACCTATCCCCTAGGGAAGTATCTCTGGCATTGAAGTCCGCTAACGGTAGCATCATAGATGCTGCTGAAGCATTAGGCGTACCTACAGCAAAGCTTAGTCGGTTCATCCATGCTAGACCTAAGTTCCTTGAGATGCTTAAAGGATTCCGTGAAGCTCTCGTAGACGTAGCTGAGTCTCATCTGATCGCTAAGGTACACGAAGGAGACTGGAAAGCAGTCCAGCTTACCCTTACCACCCTAGGTAGGAAAAGAGGCTTCACTACTGCGGAAGAGAAGGTAAAGGTCATGGGAGCTACCACTCCTGAGCAAATGTCTGATGCTCAACTACTGGAACAGATCCAGAAGCGAGTAGCTGATAAGAAGCTTGCAATGCAGCAACCTTTAGCTATTGAAGCAAAAGTAAACAAAGATGTTAAATCCAATGCTGAAAGTGAATAAAACTTGCAGGAATAGCATAACTTCAATTACTAATCGCAACAAGATTAGTAGGAAATTTACATGAGCTATGACGATGCGTTGATAGAAGAGCTGGCTACACGTGAGGTAGCAAGGCAGTCCCTTGTTGACTTTACTAAGTATGTCTTCCCTCAGTACGAGATTGCATGGTTCCATAGGCTAATCTCTCAAGCCATTGACCGGATGCAGCTGCCTAAAGATGATCCTTACAGCATCCGTAGGCTACTGATTACGATGCCACCTAGGCATGGCAAGTCATGTTTGCTCAGCGAGCATCTTCCACCCTTCATTCATGGCTTACATCCAGACGCTAGGATTATCTCTAACTCTTACTCAGCGGTCCTAGCCAACAAGTTCTGTAAGACGACTCAGCGAATCATTGCCTCACCTAAGTATAAGATCCTGTTCCCTAACACACGGATTACGGAACAAGGTGGAGGTAGAGCACAACGCATCTCGGATACCTACACACGCACCTCAAGCTTCTATGAGATCGTTGACAACAAAGGTTACTACCTGAGTTCAGGTGTTGGTGGGTCCATTACAGGTAGAGGTTTCGACTGGGGTATCATTGACGACCCAGTTAAGAACCAGGAGGAAGCTGACTCTCCTACTGTCAGAGAAAGAAACCTAGCATGGTACAAGTCCGTGTTCCGTACACGTGCAGAGTCTGATGCTCGTATCATCATGATCGGTACGCTCTGGAACATTGAAGACTTGATCACGACTCTACTCAGGTCCAATGACTCTGACCTAGCGTCTGACAAGTGGCATGTCATCAAGCTTCCGGCTAAAGCTTATGGTGATCTTCATCCACAGGATCCTAGGAAAGAAGGAGACTGGCTATGGCCATGGAAGTACTCCTCATCTGAGTACGAGTCACTGGAAGCATCACTTGGCGTAAGAGCATGGGAAGCTCTGTACCAGTGTAACCCGACTGGTGAAGGAGCACAGGAATGGTCTCCTGATCTGTTCACTGATGAAGCATTCTTCCTACCGGCAGGTACATGGCCTGGAGAAGCTGGTAACGTAATCACGAGTGTACAGGCTGAACAGATCATTGGTGGGGTAATAGCGGTAGACCCGAGTAAAGGTATAGAAAGCAAAAAAGGAGATTTTTCATCTATAACTTATTTAGGTAGAACTTCCGCTAGACGCATACTTGGTGATGCTTGGCTTGGCAGAGTATCCTCTGAAGTTCTAGTAGACCAGATCGTAGAGATGTGTAGGAAGTATCGACCTAATGTAGTCATAGGTGAGTCAAACACATTTCAATCCTTGATCATGGATGCGCTAAGGAAAGAGTTGACTAAGCATGGTATGCACCACATTAAAGTGATTGACCAGAATCACAACACTAAGAAAGAGATTCGTATCCGTAGGCTTGGACCTTTCCTAGCGAGAAAGGATTTCAAGTTCAAGAAGAATCCTCACACTACATTGCTGCGTGATCAGTTGAGACTGTTCCCTAACGGACAGTACGACGATGGTCCTGATAGTCTAGAGATGGCTACAGGCGCACTTGTAAATCTAATCAACAGTCGTTACAATAGACAACCAACAGTACTAAGGGTCTAGCTATGGCTTTCTGGAATCCATTGAACTGGTTTAAGCAGCAACCTCCTGCTCAACCTTCTGTATCTCCAGAGTCAATGGAGCTGCACAGGCTGAGAGCTGCACTGCATGGAAGGCAACGTAAAGCTTCCCTAGCCGAGTCGGGCTGGGGTGACTATATCATGCCTGACCTGTACCAGAACGAGTACTTGCTGGATCCAAACCAAGGCTACGCAGGCGTTAGCTTCGGCGGATACGGTACACCTTCTGATCGTTCCAGAGGTATGAATTGGCCGTTCGTGAAGAACGACAATGACCTCAGGCTTTTACGAACTGCTTCTCGTTATTGCGTCACTGTAAACCCTTACGCTGAAGCAACCCTCAATGGTTTGATTAGCTACGTCATCAGTACCGGCTTCAGTGCTACTTGCAAGTCAGATACAAATGAGGAACTGGCTGCCCAGTGCCAACGTATCCTTAGCGAATGGTGCGACCGTAACAACTGGGAAGGTATTCAGGAAGAAGGCTACCGCAGAGCTGAGCAAGATGGCGAGATGTTTGGCAGACTCTTTCCTCAGCGAGATGGAGACATTGCATTCCGTTTCGTAGAACCAGAGTGTGTCACAGCTCCTTATGGTGCTGACCAGGCTGAATGGTCTTTAGGAATCCAGACTGATCCTGAGGATACGTGTAATGTAAAGCGATACAACATCAGGTCTTATGACGCTAGTGGTCAGCTCGTAGATGAGATAGTCAAGGCAAAGTGGATGGTTCACTACAAGCTGAATTGTACCGCTGCCATGAAGAGAGGTATCCCTAGCTTCAGCTACGCTACTCTCGAGTCCTTTACTCAAGCTCTGAAACTAAAGTCAGCATTAGGCTACGGGTCTGCAGTCCAAGCTTCCATCTGCGGTATCCGTGAGCATATGAATGCAACCGAGCAAATGATTTCAGACTTTGCTGACACACAAAACTCTAACCTTCCAGGCTACCCGTTCGTACCTCCTACCACAGTTCCAGGAGCGTTCCAAGGTACAGGTACGATTCAGCCGGGAACCATTCTCGATCTGAACAATAACACGAAGTGGACTGACCCTCCAGGTGCTAATGCTGTCGAAGAGCACACCATGGTCCTGCAAGCTCTATTGCGTGCAGCAGGTTCACGCTGGAATGCCCCTGAGTGGCTCGTCAGTGGACGATCAGACTCGATGTCATACGCTAGCTCCCTTACAGCTGAGAGCCCATTCCTCAGGGCTTGTAGCCGCAGACAGAGGGATCTTAAGAAAGTCTTCCGAGACATTCTTGAAAAGGTTCTGGAGAATGCTGTCCTTAATGGCGAACTCTCAGACGATTGGGACAGTACTGTATCTATCGATATCACTCCTCCAGGCATGGAGGTTAGGGATATAGGTGCATTAGCTCGTGCTAATGAAATCTATCATAAGATGCGTGTTAAGTCTCTGCGTACTATCTGCGCTGACATTGGCGTGAACTATACTAAGGAACGTGCTTACCTGGAGCAGGAAGCTAAGGATAATCTGCAAGCAACTGACCCGCTGCACAACCTTAATCCTGCAGTAGCACCTACCGCATTCAACGGTGGAGGTGTAGACAACAACCCTTCCGCTAGAGCTAACGACAATGATGTCGCTGGTGTAAACCCAGCTGATCAGACTCCAGACGCTGATGCTAAGATGCAGTCTACACAAGCACCAGTAGCTGCCAAGGATAACGGCAGTGATAAGAAATCAGAAAAATCTTAGCGTAGGTACTTGACAAGTATATCAACTTAGATAGGATCACATATATGAGCACTGTAGCAGTAGCTAGTTCTCCACAGAAAATCGCAACCTTGGAAAGGTTCGTCGAAGCATCTCAGTCCATTGCTAAGCCGTCTACGAAAATTAACGTGAATAAAGAGGCGTGCATAGCGTACGGACTGAAGATTCAAGGGACTCACTCAAAGGGTCCCAACGGCAAGGTGAAACGGATCTACACTGATGCTGCGTTGGATAAGGCCGTAAGGGCTGGCCTATACGAAAATGTTGTCGTGAACTACACGCCTCATACTCAAGAGGCGCAGAAGCTAGGGGCCAAGGATAGTCGCTCGGCTATCGAGACTCTCGGCAAGTTCATCAATACTCGTTTTGTTGCAGGAGAGGGAGTAGTCGGAGATTTGAAATATCTCAAGACTGTTCCCTTCTCTGCTACCTTCGTTGAGGCTTGTGAAGAGATGCCAGATGTCTGGGGCTTCTCTCCTATCCTTGATGGAGCGTATGAAGTCAAAGACGGGATTCAATATGTAACTGAGATTGTCAATGTCAAATGTGTTGACCTTGTACGCAATCCAGCTACTACCAAATCTCTTGCTGAGTCGCAGGACGAAAGTGGGAGCATGTGTGATAGTTGTGGTAAAGTCAAGTCTATTCTGGAGTCCACTGACATGGACGACAGCGGTAAGCTTGGCAAACTCAAAGAGGTGTATTCAATGGCAGAAGCTGCAAAGCCTCCTGTTAGTCCTGCTACGGACATGAACAGCCCTGGCAAAGTTCCGCAGGATATTATGAAAGAGTCGCTTGCTGAATCGCAAGCAGCTCCTAAGGTTGACGAGTTGGATAAGGCTATTGCCGAAGCTGCTCGTATCAAGAAAATCAAGACTCTTGCCGAGTCTTATGACGTTGAGCTGGGTGATGAACTCGAAGCTCTGTCCAAGCTTGATGACGCTGCTGCGGTCAAGCTCATTAAGAAGATGGCTCTTGCAGAGTCTGTCGGTCCTAAGACTGCTGTCCCTGCTCCTGAGCCTGAAGCCAAAGCTGCCCCTAAGGCAGATGTCTCCAAGTTCAATGCTGACTTCTTGAGGAGCTAAGCACAATGGCAAATAACTTCTATCGTATCTGTGGACACATCGACGACTTTGAGATCGTTGTGCTCCCAGGTAAGGCATCGACTCTGTTCGAGCCCGGTACGCTTGTGGTGTGGGACGGTACGAATAACTATATCGAACCCATCTCGCTCGGTACTTCGGGTCTGTCTTCGACCGTTGCTGAAATTGGCGCAGCTTTCGCTGGCGTTGTGATTGACGGGAAACTTGCTGCTGATACCACCACCGGACGTCCTGGGTCCAACGGTGTTCAGAACACGGTTCTCGGTCTGAAGGTTGCTCAGGTCTGCTTGTACAAAGCTGCTTGTGCTTCCACTGCGTTTGACAATGGCGATCGTGTGGTTGGGGTTGTTGGTGCAACTGGGGACTACACTGTAGCCGCTGGTTCTACTGCTGGGTCCGTGATCGGTTTGGTCTACGGTCAGTACACCTCTGCTACTACTTCCGTCCGAGTCAAGCTCTTCGGCAAGTTCTGTTCCGCCAACTACGCTGACCGAAACTAAGGAGTAACTCAATGATTGATAGTCGTAAGCTTCGCACGATGTGGGAGAGCATGAGCCGGGAATCCGGCGGTAAGCTCGCCTTCGTCAACAAAGTTCGTAACATGCTCGGTCTCGCTGATGAGAACGGCAATGATTACCATGATCATGTCGGTAACCGTACCCTCAAGAATCCTGAAGTCAAGCCTGAAGAGTTCTCTCTCCAAGGCATGGGTGAAGCGATCCTTGGTCACGATACCTTCAGCGCAGTCTATAACCCTGCCCGGCAGGATCAGTTCAGTCGAGCTGTTCAGCTGCAAGGGTTCGTAGAGTCCACCAATCCTGGTAACAAGGCGGCGATGGTTGAATCGACTGGTGTGGGTCTTGACCCCTCCGGTTTCCAAAACATCAACGCATATACGATCCTCACGACCGGGTTGATGGAAGTCAAGATTCTTGAAGCCTTTAAGAATCCGACTTTTATCGCTGATCAGGTCATGCCGTCTGAAGCTACCAAGCTCAACGGTCAGAAAGTAATCGGGCTCAACCCTCTGTTCACTGACGTTGTTCGTCGTCAGCCTGGACAGAAACATGCTCGTACTGGTTTTGGCGAACGCTGGATTCAGACTCCTGAAACCCGTGAAAACGCCATGGCCATCGACGTTACCAAAGAAGTTATCTTCTTTGATAAGACTGGTGACATGCTGCGCAACGCACAGGAAGTTGGCGAGATCATCGCTTACAACCGTGAAATTGAAATGTTGGATGTTATCCTTGGTGTACAGACCGGGAACACGTTCACTTGGAATGGTACTGCTTATGCTACCTACTCCACCAGCACCCGTCTCGGTCAGACGAACGGTAACGCTATCACTAACGACCTGTTGGACTGGACCGCATTCCAGACCGCAGTGCTGACCATGTCTCGGTTTACTGACCCTGACACCGCTCGTCGTATCTTGGTCAACCCGAACTCTTTGATTGTCAGCCCAGGCAAGTACAAGACTGCCGAGTTGATCTTAGGTTCGACTCGCACCGAACGTCGGTACGGTACTGGTGCTACGACTCCTCAGACCACCAGCAACCCGCTGATGATCTCGGATACTCCTAGCAATCCTTACGCTGGTCAGTTCAGTCTGCTCACCTCTCCTCTGATCGAACAACGATTGGTGGACAAGGGTGGTCTGACCACTGCTCAAGCTACCGAACGCTGGTACTTGCTCGAAGCTGGTAAGTGCTTCAAGTATATGGTCAACTATCCGTTGCAGGTCCAGAGCGCAAGCCCTCAGTCCTACAACATGATTGACCAAGGCATTGCGATGTCCTTCTTCGCTGGCGAAAGGGGTATCCCCTCCGTCTGGTCAGTATGGCACGCACTGCAGAACTCCGGTTCTTGATAGTTAGTCGGTAATCAGTCCCCATGCTCAGAAGTTGTACGCTGGGTATGGGGACTTTTCATAGGAGAGTGAAAGTGAGCAGTGAAGTAAAAAAGGGTCAGAAGGTTCAGCCCAGTATAGGCTGGAAGAATGTCCGGGTAACCTTAGCAGGATTACCGGCAAAGACGTACACAGTGTTTAATGTCAGGGACGCAGTAGAAGATTACAAGCGTGACTTCAACCTACACAAAGGGCGTGATCCTAAAGAGTTCAAGATCGAAGAGGTGAAATAATGTCAGCGGCAACACAGTCAGCTGCGCTTGACACGATCATCAACACTCTGATCACGAACATCAATACGGCACTGGCTACGCCTAAGCCTACGTACCGTATCAACGATCAAGAAGTAGAGTGGAACGAATACATCGATTTACAGTTCAGGTCAGTAGAGAAAGCAATGGAGCTGCGCTCTAAGCTTGCTGGCCCGGTTTCCTTAGTATCAGTCATGAGGGCCTTCTAATGGCAAGAGCAGTCATTAACGCAGTGAGTACTGGTGGGACTAACGAGATTGTTGTTGCAGCTAATGCAGCATATGCGATTGAAGTGTACCAGTATTCGTTTAGCTCTACCGCTGACTGTACTGTTACTTGGAAGTCAGACACGACTGCGATCAGCGGACCTATGTCTGTCGTGGCTAATGGTGGCTTTGTTAACGTAGCTGCTCCAGTAACTGCTCCCGGTCAAGCTGAACCTTTACTCAAGACCGCCAAAGGCGAAGGGCTGAAGATGACAATCTCAGCTGCTGCTACCATCGGCGGACATCTCGTTTACAGGTATAACCCAGCCTAATGGACTTCAAAGCTGCAGCCCGGTATCTCTACTCCCTAGTGCGAAGAGCAGTAGGTGGTGGAGGTATGTCGCTGGAGCAAGCTACTGAGCTAGCTAAGAAAGCTCACCAAGAGGCTCATTACCTTTTTACTGACCCGGTTGGTCACAAGCCTGGGGATTACCCTGGACATTACTCAGGAGCGTTATCGGATTCGTTTACTACTCTGGTGTATAAACAGAACCAGAGATGGAAGATGGAGATGGGGTTTGATCAGAACAAGTTCCTTAGCGGACAAGTACTGAAAGGTAAAGGTGCTGCTGAGTACCCTGATGGGTTTGACTATGCGACTACTGGGAGTAAATCGCTACAAGTCAGGGGATACAGAGGGCCTTCTGATGCTATGGCTGACGTTGGTTACAATCCCGAAGGGGAAGAGTCCGAGTGGTTCATTCAGCGAGAAGGCGTAGCTGTAATGTTTCAAGGCGGAACTAGAGGTGCAGAATGACACTTGACATCTCTACTGACTTCTTATTAATCGACAACCTGCTGTCTGGTTCCTACACGGATTACATAACAGGTGACGTAACTACGCTAACCAATTGCATTCAACAACTACCTGCCATCGATAGTCCTAACACAATCGGGAATGTCATGGTTCCTGGGACTACAGCAAGGTTCGCTGTACCTAGAACAAGTCTGTCGTCATTTCCTTCAAGTAACTCTAAGCTTATTGTAGCCGGAAAGAACTGGCGTATTCTTGCCTGCACCTTACAGGTCATCAATCAGACCTATGTAATGGCTTGCGGTATTGAAGTAGACGTAAGGATGGCATAATGGCTACCTCAGTAGACTATGACATTCTGCAAGCAGTCAAAGCCAAGATTGACAATGCTGGTGGTTACCCTACCGTAGTCATCCGTAGGAACATGGTCATCTTGGATTCGGATACCATGCCGGTAATCGTGATAGGTTATCCTTATGGCGAGAACACATCTGACTTTATCTTTGGTGCTAAGACTGATGTATGGCAAGTAGGTGTAGCTATCGTCAGTGCTAACAACAGAAACTTTACTACAGGTATAGACTCAGATTTATTGATGAGATCGAACTTGAAAGATTTGCTAACTGGTGTAAAATTAACTGGAGTGTCTGCTGTCTGGGATACTGATGTGGACAACGGACCGCCCATCAAGATACCGACTACGCAAGCCACAGCTAACTATCAGGTATCTACTTTCAGGGTAAGTTACAAAACCTCAAGGTCCTACAGCAGGACATAGGAGATACAATGGCAGGCGTATCAGGAAAGTATGGGACAGTTACCTACGGGTCCGGTCCTACCACTCTTTGTGCTGACAGCTGGAAGCTTAACGACGCTCCTGCTGATCTTGACACTTCCAACTTTTGTGCAGCTACTACCAGCCAGTCTGGGCACACTGCCGGTAAGGACTCCGTGTCTGGTCTTGCCGACTACTCGGTAGACATATCTGGTCCTATGCTTCAGAACACGAGCACTGGTGCATTGGTTACTACGTTCCCTACTAAGGGATCGAAAGTAAACATTACGCTAGGCAATAGCCAAGTGACTGGGACTACGATCACGAACCGTAACTACCTCATTACCAAGATCGCCTTGAATGTTCCTGTAGGTGGTCGCTTCGATTTCCAATTGACCGCAGTCAGCTGCGTTTAAGGAGTAGCCATGTCAGTATCTAATCCAGGTGGTGGTATCTCCGGGAAAGGTGGTTCGTTCTGGACCGCTGCTATCGGGTCGTCTATGGCATCAACTAAGGTTGAGGCTGAGATTGCTGAATGGAATTTCAGTGACGAGACTGAAGCTCTTGACGGCACGAACTTCAACAGCCGAGACTCTGGTGCTGCTTCTGTGGCAGTCATGGATCGCTCCGCTGGTATGGATTCGTTTACGATTACGTGTAAAGGGAAGATCTCTTCTTACACGGCTACTTCCATTGCAGCTATGGCACCAGGGTCTTTCCTTCAGGTTTACCTTGGCGCAGTAGGTGGTGCGAATATGTCGGGCGTAGTTGCTACTGATACGGCAGCTGGGCGTCTTGGCTATGGCCCTTACGCTGTACGTGTAAGCTCCCGTAACTTTGGTAATGATGTCGGTGGTGTTCAAGAGTTTGACGCAGTGCTTGTAAGCGTTGCATCACGAGCAGTCACTGCTTAACAGGAGGCTTAGATGCCACTTACAGTTGGTTCATTACTTTCTACTGCTAGCTGGACACAGGCTACATCTAACACTGGCCGAGCAGATATTACTCAGGGTCCTGATAGTATCAGCAAGACGGTTACCTTTGATGTAGCTATTGTCAACCGTGTGTATATCTACCCTATCAGCTTAGCTGCTAGTGGTACTGCTACGATTGACTTGCAAGCAGTAACTACGTATCTCGCTGAGTCAACTGCTTGGACTAAAGTTCAAGGCATCCTGTTGACTGTGGACAGCGGTGGTGGTAACATCAAGATAGAACCAGGAGCTAGCAATCCGCTTACCTGGTTCTTCAGTGGTACTACTCCAGCGATCACGGTAAAGGCTGGAGGTTGGTTTGGACTTGGGGACGGATCTGTGTTTACGGTATCGTCTACTGTAAAGACGTTGAAGTTGACCAACCTTAGTTCAAGCTTAGCAACCACTGGTAACCTTGCAATCTATGGTGGTACTTAATAGATGGACGTTAAAGCTTCTGTAGGACCCAACTTAGGGCTACCGTTTACTGAGGTGTTCCAAGGTAAAGACATTACGGTAGCCTTACTCGATCAGGCTAAGCAGGCACAGCTGGAAGATAAGCTGATCTCCAAACGCAGGGCTATGATCCTGCAGGAGAAGATGCTATTGTCGGATGGAGAGTTCGGAGCTATCTACTCTACCTTCAGCAACGAAGTGTTGACATCTCAGTTCTCTTTCGGTACTGAGCTGATGGGTAAGTGGCTCAAGACTTTTCCCGGCATGGCAGCGGTGCTTGAAGTGTGTACTGGGATTGAAGCAGCGATCTGGTTGTCTGCTCTCAAGAATCCTTCCAGTCCTGATCACTTGGAAGCTAGCACTATCCTTTCACGGATCTGGGCAGACAGCTTCCCAAACTAACTTTGCCTGGGACTTCCGCTAAGGATCCTAGGCAGCAACCCGTCATCCTCAACAAAGCTAAAGTCTACGCTATCCTGTTAGATGAGCCCTTTAGAGTTTCGATGGCGGAACTTAGAGGGCTTACTGACTACCAGATCTTCGTCAATTACCTGTGGCCTAGAGGCAAGGAAGGTGAGAAGGTTGATAAAGAAATGGATGTTAAGCTCCGTAGTGTGATCAATATCAAAGAGTTGAAGTATCAATTCTATGTTATGGGATCACAGATGAAGATGTCACAGCAACAACTTGATGCTAACTGGCGTAGCGCATGGCCCGGTTGGGATGTATAATTCTAGCTGGAGGTTAGTATGCCAGTACCCATAGTATGTCCAGGTAAGTATGCTAATGTAACGGCTCTATTCTTAGCTGAGCCGACTCCTCCGGGTAATGATACAACTTACCCTGTCCACAATAACATAAACATTCCGTTACTTCAGAACGATTACTTTGCGTTCGCTGAGTGTGAAGTAACTTCGACTATGAATGGTAAGGTCGTTCACGGAGCATGGTCCCAGTTCCAAGGGACCTATGGTGGTACGATCAGCGGGAATGTAAGGCTGAATGGATTCGTCCCAGCGCAAGTGGCCATGGGACTGTACATCGGTCGTAGGCTAATGCTTACCCACTCTTGGTCTTGGACTGACACAGCGACCAGCACAGCGTACAGTAAGACTGGCAGCATTCCAGTAAAGATTATGAAGCAGGTCGTCGGCACAAGAGTCAACGATCTTATGCGTGTATCTATTGACGCTGAGTTTGATTACCGTAGAGCCCAGCCTAGCAACAGTGGTGACTACATCTGGGATAACACCAGAGTTACTGGCTCGTATGGTTACAGGAACATTACTCCTGATCCTAAATCCAACTTCCCGTTCCAGGTGTAACCAATGGTAACTACAAGTTTAGGTGGGGATACACCCGGACCCAGTGTAGATAACACTGCTATTGATCGCTTGGCAAAGGCTCTCGAAGATCTTGTCAATGGACAGAAGGGAGCTACGTCGTCTGGCAGTACCAAGAGCACTGCAGAAGAGAACGAGAAGAAACGTCTTAAGGCTCAAAAAGATAGGTACAAGTTAGAAGAGCAGATTCATAAGCAAACTTACGATGTACTGGTTAGATTGAATAAAGCCAGACAGGCGTATGAAAAGAAGTCCTTAGCTGACAACATGAAGATCATCAATGATCGTCTGCAAGCTGAGCGGAAGCTACAAGCTCAACGGTCGGCTGCAATGAATGCAGAGGCTAAGGCGCAGGAAGCTGCTAAAAGAGCTGCAGAGCGACGAGCACAACGAGAAATAGAAGCTTCCAAGAAAGCCGTAGATAGCGCAGCTGATAGGAGACAGAGAGTATTTGAAGATCTTAACGATAAAGTCTTTGGTGGAGGTACCCTAAACACTAAAGACTACCGTAAGGCTCAAAGAGCAGGCATCGACAGTAAGCAGCTTGCAGTAACTGTGGCTGAAAGCGACAGAAACAAAGCTAACAAGCTTGCAGCTGAAACTAATAAAGCTGCTGAAGCTCTAGCTAAATTAAAACGATACATTGTAGATGTAGTTAAAGATGGAGGTAAACTTACCTACAAACAGGCTCGTAGGTTAGACAACTTAGGTGACAGTGCAAGTGCTGATGCTATACGAAATAAAATAGCTAAAGATAAAGCGCAAGCATTTCGTGATGAACAACAGGCTTACTACAACAAGATCTCTGGACGTGTATCCAGAGGCAAGTCACTCAATGACTCTCATCTCGAACGTGCCCAAGAGCTTAACATGCCTGGGCTTGCTCGTCAGATCTCTGCACTCATTGCTAAGGCTGTTCAAGACAAGACGGCTTCAGCTACAAAGAAGCGTGTAGAAGACTTTGAGATTGCACAGCACAATAAGCAAGTAGATATTGACCGCAAAGCTAAGGCTAAAGCGGACGCTGAGGCTAATAAGCCTACTGGTGCTAAAGGTGGTTCTTTCTTCGGAGGCTTTGGACGTAACCTAGTCATCGGCAAACTCTATGCTGCTGCTCACGTAGCCTTAGCTCCACTGGAAGCTTTCGGTACTGGTGTAGGTGTACACTGGCTTAAGGCTTGGAAGTCTCTAACTGATGCTGCAATGAACGCAGGTCAGAACCTTAGTCACACTTCTGGTATGGCAGAGTCTGCTAACCAGATGAGCAACACTATCAAGATTACCAATGCAAAGCTTGAAAAGCTGAACGCCCAGTATGACATAATGTCTGCACCTGGGAGCAGGGTTGCCGCAGGCATGGTTGGATCTTCCGCCAGCTTAGCTAAAGGTGTGGCTGGCTCTGTCGGCAATGCTATGGACAATCCTCTTCAAGGGCTGACTGGCATCGTAGACAAGATCGGCAATGCAGTAGGCATGGCTGATCCTGGAACCATGAACCGCTACAACATGGTTCTGCGGGATCTTACGGCAACCATCGGCCAAGGTTTAGCTCCAGTTGTCCATCTGATCACTAAGTTGATGAAAGAATTTGGTGACTATCTTCAGCCTGTCATTCAGGACATGCTGCCTAAGATCAAACAAGTAATGTCTGATTTGTTTAAGGCTATCCAGCCTCTCATACCTTTGTTCGTAAAAGAACTTACCGACACTATTAAAGAGTTGGTAGATCTTATGGGTCAAATGGGTGGTAAGCTGGGCGTAAGAGAAATGGTAATGAGAGGGGTAGGTGTAAACGCTGAGGTTATAAAAGCTGGACCTAACGCCAATGTAGGAGCTGAGGTAAACAAAGCTAGGCTAGGTATGGTTGGAGGAGGGATGCTTGGAGGTGCTGCAATAGGGGGTTTCGTAGGTGGCCCTCCCGGTGCACTTATCGGAGCTGGTGTAGGAGGCTTTGCTGGGCTAATGAATGCCCCTGCTCAGCTTGATCAAGGAGGAGGTGGAGGGAACATTGGCATTGGTGGGATTATGAACCAGATTGCCAACATGCGTAAAGGTAACATAGCTGGGGCTGCTGTAGCACAGAATGCTACAATCGGTTCTGGTGCTGACCTTGGGCGCAGAGCTTCTCAGGAAGCTTTCATTGCCAGCTCCGCTAAAGGTAACATTGATGACGGTAATGCTCTATTCAAACAAGCAGCGCAGGCAGCTCTACAATTCTTTTTACAGGCAGGTAAGCCAGCCCCTGCGGCTAATGGTAATGCTCAAGCAGGAATTGCTCCAGGTAAGGGTGAAGGTGCTATGGCGTTTGGGGCAGGGCAGAGTTCCACTCAGAAAGTTGCTAGATCCTTCCTGTACGGTATGATAAATCCATTTGGAGTATTTGGTTAAGATGCCACTCACGAACAATTTCATTGGACCATATGATCCTAACAACCCTTACGGGTTAGACTGGCGTAGGCTTGAGCCTGTCATAGGTGAGCCACTAGCAGCTGGGTTTACACGGACTGGAAGTAACTCAAAGCTTTCAGTCAAGTGTGGTAGCCAATACCTTGATCGGTACATTGCCTACGCATCTGGTTGGGCAGACATTCATAATCCAGTAGGGGCAACCGCTAATGGTAATGCTGTGGTCATTCCTGAATACTCAGGGATCAGCCGAGCAATGCCTTTAGCGCACCCTAGATGGAGGTTCATGTACTGTACTGGTGTGGAATCAGTCACAGGAATTAATCCGCTGACTGAGACAGACTCGACTAAAGCTTTGAATTCTGACCTGCCTACACCTAATCAAGGTATGCTAGTTCCTTGCTTCCCTACGTACACTGAGTGTGAAGTGTACCAGATGGACATGGGCTTTGCTTCCGTAGCGTATCAAGTCATTCCTAATACGTTGATGAACTTGAACAAGCAGACCGTTTCCTATTACCCACCTAACTCAGCTAACAAGCTTACCTTTCAAAATGTCTGGCCTGAATGGACTAGATTCACGGTCAATAAACCTGGACCTAAGTTTGAAACATTATCCGCTGATCAAGGTGAGTACAGATCTTTTGTACCTTTCCCTGCGAATCTGGTTACAACTGTCATCAAGACTAAAGGTCAGATCAAGACTCCGTACCCATCAACTAAGATTGAAGTTACTTGGTACAATGTACCGTACAGCTTTGCTACTGGTGAGATGGCGTACAACAATCAAGGTGTGCAGCAGACACGCACCGTGTTCGACTACGCAGCGTACACAGTGAACCATAACAAGTTCCTTAACTGTGATCCTGGTACATTGTTGTTTGAAGGCGTGCAGGTAGGAGAGATTGAAGCTAGACCTTTTCCTTGGGCTTATGAGTACCCTGCTGGATCTGGGTACTATGCGTACAGGAATATCTTTACGTGTAACTTAACCTTGTCGTTCCTTCATAGGGATCCACCTAAAGGCTTTGACTATTACGCTAATGGATACAAACCAGGAGGAATCAATAACACGTACAACAACGTATACAACGGACACAACCTGATACCTAATGCACTGACTGGTAAGTACTACGCAGCAGTGTATTCTAACAATCTGTCAGCCGATCAACCTGGTCTTGCAGGATTCTTTAACAATCTGGTGAACCCACAAGCTGGTAACACGATTTATCAATCGTTTCCACATGAATTATTGTTCTGTGATCCAGCTTGGATATTACCTTACCTGCCATAAGGTCGTCTAGGATCAGTCTTCTTTACCTTCGGCTTAGTCCTGCGCCCTAGACCTTTGGGGCGTAATCTTTTACTAGCCTTAGACATGATGGAAAGCGGAAGGATGATTCTTTTCCACAGGGATAGCGTCAGCTGGTCTATGCTGACACTTCTTCAATGTTGCCAGACCGCAGAGGATAGGGTGAAGGATCATGTAGCCTACACCACCAAGTAGTGCGACAGACAGAATGATAAGCATAACGCCCCCTATGAATTCGTTCATGACGGTTTCTCTGGTTCCTTCTTGAGCTTCATACCTAACTCGGTACGCATCTCGTAGAACTCTTTCTTGATCTCGTACTGGTTACCCAGAAGTTGAGTACACAGTTTCACGTTCTCTTCACGTAACTTAGCAATCTCAGATCGTAAAGCTTCCACTGGGGCTAGGAAGCGTTCGACAACAAGCTTGAATACATTAGAACCGAAGTAAGCAACAACTAGGACAGACCCTA